TCGTCTCCAGCCGCTCACGCTCGCCTTCGGTCAGATTGATACGCACCGTTGCCCACACTTGATCACCCTCAGTATCAAGTGCGGGCAACGGGAAATAGATCCCACTATTTGAGGGACACTACACTAGGTGTAGAACCCGCCGGATAGCCTTTACATCTCACTATCCTTCAGGATCGAAGCTCCATATTGGACCAAGCTAAATTTCCTCGACCCGTATGGGTTTTTGACGAAATGTCGGCAGTCGCGTTCTGACTGCAGAGTGGCGATACCGAGGCGCTTGATCGCTTCGGCCTGGAAGGGAGGTCGGCTTGTTGCAGCGGGTGAAGGTAGCTGCTCCCGGGGGATGGTGACGCGGGTGCGCTTCGCTATCCTTCACCTCCATCAGGTTGGGTGATCGACTCTCACCCTCAAAGTTGCCGGACATGCCCGTCACACCACAAAGACGGGGTCGCATCAGCGACCCCGTACAAATATTTCAACTGATTCACAAATCAAAAGTCTCGGTTACATACAATGATATTTTATTTGTGTTGCGGACCGTAAACTCGCTCTACATCTTCCTTTGAAGGTTTTGGGAATTTCTCATTCATCCCATACACGTAAAGATTACCATCATATTTAAAACGCCAATTAAAATTCATGATATCTTCATTTTTGTGAAGACGATCTATAACTTCATACGGCTTAGCTACTTCGTAGAACTTTCCACTTGTAGGTTCCAGAATCCACCAGTAAATCATTGGATTAAATTTATTTGTTTGTCCTAACCAATCTAGCGTCTTTTTAATTACACCGTCATCAGGCCTAGGGAAGGTCTTCCATGCGTTTAAAACAGCATCTTCCGACCGTGATGCTATCAGAATATCTCCATCCTGACGCGGCTGAAACCCAAGGATACCTGGGAATAATTCATTTTTTTCAAGTATCCTATCTGTTACGTTAGGGAAAAGACGTATTAGCTTAATAAAATTACCATTATCCGCATTAAATACCCAAAAATGTCCGTAATCGCCACCGACAACTAAACATTTGTCAGTAAATGAACATTGTCCACTTATTATACTTGATACCAAATTCGGATAATTCAAAGCATGACTTGAATTGAAAAATGGTTTCTCGAGGTTTGCATCAAAAACATCTGATAAAATAAGATCTCTCTTGTTGCCTAACCTAAATAACCCAAAAGGATAAGATTTACCATTGTTTTCCAATGCGTGGGCATGCATTGTAATACCTACGAATAAATCGCCATGTATCGGGAACAATTCGATCAAACCCTTTGGGTGGCGATAAAAAGCTATAAGCTCCCATCTTTTATCTACATATTCTAATATTTCTTCATTCATAAACGTTTCTTTTTCTGTAACCACTTTGTGGCTACGCGCGAATAGAAAACGCCCATCGACATAATGAGCTCTCCCCGGATAAGGACCTTCAACCCTGGGCGGAGGAGGAATTTTTTCTATCGATACGTTTTTATGGTCAAAAACCTCAGCTCTATAAGAGGTGAAAAAGTTTTCGTATAGTACAATTATCTTTTTGCCATCCCAGACACAACGGTCTTGAGGATTCGACGGCAATTGGGCAAACATATTTCCACAAAACAGCAAAACACAAATAACAAGGCGACACATTCCATTACCCATTATGATGAAATGTGTCACTAGGCGGCAGCAGCGTTGCCACACCATTTTGCACACGTCGGAATCCACCCCGTCCATGTCCTGCACTTTTTGCCCCAACAATCTGTAACGGTGCCATAAAGAGCACCCTCTTCAATAGTTATAGAGCCATTACCACCGCACTGCATAGTATAAGCCGAAAGGCTTAAACTCATCCCAGCAGCCGCACCGACAGCGATAGCAAAACGAAGACAACGCTTAAACACAAATCCTCCCGTGTTTTTATCCAACCATTTGGATGAAAACATCGTATCCACCACACCACTTCGTGTCTAGAAAAATTCGAGCACCTGCACCTACACGGTGATTGAAATTTCCAAGCAGACTCCGGCAGGTCGTCACCCGCTTTTTTTGTCACACCACTGTATTTACGTAGTCCCACATAACTCACTGCCTCTCTGATCCAGCCAGGGGCTCTGCCCCCACGGCGCCTTTCAGACGCCTCCCCCGGGATTTAAACGCATAAGGGCCAAAGCAGGCGCAGGAGGGGAGGTGAAACCTGATCGGACCGGGAAACTACTGAATGTCTCAGGCGAAAGCCTAGGTCGGAGGTTCGAATCCTCCCACCTTCGGCACAAAAAACCCTAGCTGGTAGGCCGCTTCCCGGCGCTGTGCCTGCACCATCACGCTTAATAGCGGGGGAACCACAAGGGAGACCTCTGGCTCGGTGCAGTAAGGAGCTGGCGACAAGTGTGGGGAGGCGACAGGAATGGCGCAGGCGGTTGATTTGGCGCATGAGGCGGCGGGCCACGGTTGGCGTGGGTTTGGGCCGGGAAAGTAGCCTGGGGAATTCGGCGGCCGGTTTGGCGCGAGCCTGCGGAATTTGGCGCCTTGTGTCAGGAATCGGCGCCTGATTTGGCGCGGGATCGACCGCGGTTCGGCGCTACCAGTCCTCGACCGGAGGATCCGCCTCCAGTAGGTCACGGCTGACCCAGCACACACGGCCCAGAATCAACTGGTGGAGCGGCGTCCCATCGAGATCCACGGTCAGCGGGGCATAGGCGCGATTGTCTGAGGAGAGCACCAGTTCCTGCTTGGCCACATCCAGTCTCAGGCGCTTCACCCTCGTCTCCGTGTCGCCAGCCGCCCGGCGCACGAGGTAGATCCCATTGGGGCGCGGCTGCAAACGCGCTCCCAGCGCTGCGTTGAGCAGCACAATCTCTCCCTCCAATAGCGTCGGACGCATGCTGTCGCCGCTGCAGCGCAGGAAGAAGAGATCCTGCTCAGAACCGCCGCCGCTCCGCTGCAGGATCTCGGAGACGAAGACCCGGCGAAGGGCAAACCGCTCCGCGGCCGGTCCCGGGTCATGGATCTCACCACCAGGTCCGCAGCTCGTGGCGCCGGAGATGAGAGGCCGATCCACAAAGTCACCCTTTCCGCCCTTGCTGGCCTTCGCCGAAGGCGGCGCAATCCACATAGCCCCCTTCTTTTCCAGCAGCCATGCGGCATTCAGCCGGAATACATGTTCCAGCGCGAGCGCAACCGTGAGTGTGATTTCCGAAGCCTCGGTCTCATAACGAGAAATTGCCGCCTTTGAGACCCCGATTGGCGCCCCAAAATCCTCCTGCTGGAGGTTTAGCGTCCACCTTGCGAATCGCAAACGCTGGGCTGGAGTGCGGGTTTCCATAGGATTTCTCGGTTTGAGAATTTTCGGGTTGACGAGTCTCGATTCGAGCCCCAGTATTCTCCTGTTCTCGCTTCGAGAACTAAGCAGCCGGAGACCAAGATGCTACCCGAAAAAGCCCCACGCAAGCGGGCGGCCTACGGCCTGCCCATGGATGTCCGCGCCGTCGTCGCCACGGCCAGCGAAATCCAGGGACTCATGGCTGATGGCATCAATCAGGACGGCAGCCTCAAGCCAGAGGCTATTCGGGCCCTGCTGAAGCTGAAGGGCAAGTCCATCAAGATCCTGGCGGAAACCCACGACTACTCAGATGTTTACTTCCACCAGGTCATCGACCGGGTGCGTCGAGATCCCCGGGTGGAGGACATCATCGCCGATTGCATCGGCCTCGAAGCAAACCGGATCTGGTCCCGCCAGCCAGCCGCTTGATGGGGGCCACGATGAACCGCGAACCCATCCAAGGTGCAGCGCTCGGCCGCGCCTCGCTGCACCCCCAGACAGCCTCGCTGCACCCCCCCGAAGGGCCGGAAAACTTGGATTCTTCGATTTCAGCCTTGGTCAGCCAAGGTGCAGCGGGTGCAGCGCCGGGTGCAGCGTTTTTTACCCTGGCCGACGCCGTCCAGCTCACCGGGATTAAACGCCAGCCCCTGTCCCGGCGGCTCGAGCGCCTGGGCATGCTCCAGGACCGCCTTTCCGAGTCGGGCCCCAACAAGGGCCGGATGGAAAAGGCCATCTCAGAGGAGGATCTCTTCCGGGTCTACCCCGATGCCTTGCGCGTCTGGGCTTCCCGCAGATCCACCCAGGCAGCCCTCGCGCAACCACCTGCGCCCACCATCGCTGCGCCCCAGGATCCCGCAGCCATCCAGGCCATGAAGGACTGGCAGCGCCAGCGCATGGATGCCCGCCTCGGCCTCCTGCGGCACATGGAGCTGCTCATGCAAGAGCACGGCCTCTCCCGGGAACGCGCCCTCGCCCGCCTCGTGGCCGATGCCGATGCCAGGCGCCTACCCGAGGAGGTCCAGCGCCTTGTGCCCCTGGCCAACGCCCGGAGCGGCCAGTCTGGCGCCCGCACCCTCTCCCGGCGCACCCTCCAGCGATGGGCCGCCGAGGCCAAGCAGGGCTTCGATCACCTGGCCCCCAAGGCCCCGCCCTCGCCCGTGCCCTCCTGGCTGCCCCAGCTCCTGGCCATCTATCGCCAGCCCCAGAGCCCGAGCCTCTCCTGGGCCGTCCAAATGCTGGCCGCCCAGATGCCGGACGGCGCCAAGGCCCCCAGCTACGACGCCGCCCGGCGGGCCCTGGCCAAGGTGGGGAACGTGGATCGGGAGAAGGGCCGCATGCTCCCCCGCGAGCTGAAGTCCATCAAGCCCTTCCGGCGCCGCGAGAAGCCCGAGTTCCCCTTCGACGTGCTCATCGCCGACGGTCACACCTTCGATGCCGAGATCGCCCACCCCGACCATGGCCGGCCCTTCCGGCCCGAACTCACCGTGGTCGTCGATGTCTGCACCAGCCGCGTGGTGGGCTGGTCCGCCTGGGAGAAGGAGAACACCTGGGCCGTCCAGGACGCCCTCCGCCAAGCCGTGCTCTTTGGCGGGATCCCTCTCATCTTCTACACGGACAACGGCCCCGGCTACAAGAACGAACGACTGCAGGCTCTTGAGACCCGCGTCGGCATCGAGCACAAGTTCGGCATCCCTTACAACTCCCAGGCCCGCGGCGTCGTTGAGCGACTCCAGAAGACTCTCTGGATCGACCTGGGCGCCAAATCGTTCGCCACATACCTGGGCGCCCAGATGGACCGAGAGGCCCGCCAGATCGTCTTCAAGGCCAGCCGCAAGGGCGAACCCGTGCTCCCATCCTGGCAGACCTTCGTCGCCTTCATGGAACTGGCCGTCGAGGCCTACAATGCCCGCCCCAGCCGGGCATGCCCCAAGGGCCTCAACGCCGAGACCGGCCGCAACCAGCACCTGAGCCCGTCGAGCTACTGGAGGCACCACGAATCTCTGGGATGGAAGCCCGAAGGCGGCCACCTGAGCCTGGAGGACTTCCGGCCGGAGGAGATCCGCAAGGTGCTCCGCGGCGAGATCTCCCTCTTCGGGAACCGCTACTTCAGCCGTGAACTGGCCGAACTCCACGGCGACCAGGTGCGTGTGGCCTTCGATATCCATGACGCCAGCCGCATCTGGGTGAGAAACATGGCCGGGGAGCTGATCTGCGAGGCCGGTTTCCAGGCCAACCAGAGCGCCTACTTCCCCAAGCCCTACGTCGAGCAACTGCGTGAGCAGCGCAAAGACGGCCAGCGAAAGCGCCTGGAGGCCAAGGCCGAGCGAGTGCTGGGCGAACCTCTGGAGCCCATCGAGATCCGCGACCTCACTCCCCAGGCCCTGGAGGCCTCCGAAGCCCAGATGCGCAAGCTCGGGCTCCGGGAGCCCATCGCCGAACCCGAGCCCCTACAGATGCCTGAGGCCCCGATTCCCGTGCGGCCTGCATTCCAGGACAGCCGCGAATACGCCTGCTGGATCCTCGACCACCCGGCCGAAGCCGACCCCACCGAGCTGGAGGAGATCCAATCGCGCCTCCGCCTGGACCCCCTCTACCGCATCTACCTCGGCCGCGAAGCCACGGCCGCTTCCTAACCACCACTCCCGCAAGGAGGAACCATGAAAAAGCAGTTCGTCAAAACCACCAACCTGCACCGATTCCTGGCCGGGCTCGACGCCCTGGAGAAGCGGGCCGCGCCCGAGGCCTGCATCATGGTCGTCACCTCCGAGCCCGGCTACGGCAAGACCCGAACCCTGCACTGGTATTCCACCCAGAGCCCTGATGCCATCTACCTCCGGGCCAAGTCCGGCTACACCCGGCACTGGTTCCTGGCTGAATTGCTGAAGGAACTGAACGGCGTCCCAAGCAACAAGAACGAGGACATGTTCCGCGAATGCATCAAGCGCATGCAAGGTCGGAACTACACGGTGATCCTCGACGAATCCGAACATGCCGTAGCCGACAGCCAGGTGCTCGAAGCCGTGCGCGACCTCGCCGACCTCCTGGAAACCCCTGTAGTGCTGGTCGGCATGGAAGCAATCCAAGCCCGCATCGCCCGTCATCCACAGATTTCCAGCCGTGTAGCGGCAGTCGTGCAGTTCCAGGCGGCGTCCCTTGATGACATCAGCCAGGTGGCCAAGGAACTCATCGAAGGCCTGACCCTCCAGGAAGATCTGATCCACGAAATCCAGCGCCAAACCAAGGGCCGGATGCGCGAGGTGATGAACGCCCTGGCCGTCTGCGAGCGGGTGGCCAAACAGCGCAAGGTGAAGGTCCTCGGCCGCGCCGACCTGGAAGGTCAGGAGCTCACCTACGACTGGCAGGCCCGCCGTCCTCGGCAGATGAAGGTGGTGATCCCGTGACGCCCTCTCAGCGTGTGCTCGCCTTCCTGGGCACCCGCCTGGGCGCGGTCCATGTCCGCGAGATCCGCAAGTCCATCGACCTCACGGAGGACCAAGTCCAGAGCGCCCTCAAAACGCTGGTGCGCCGGGGCTACGTCAAGCGCCTCGGCCAGATCGGTGAAGGCCGCGTCAAAGCGACCACCGAGGGGCTGGCCTTTCTGGAGGCCGGAAAGGCCATCACCAGCGGCCCCAAGGGCCCCAGGGTCCTCGCAGATGACAACTCCAGCCTTCGCAGCCGCATTTGGCGGGCCCTGCGCCTCCTGCACAAGGGCACCGTCACCGAGATCCTCGAACTGGCCGCCCGCGGCTGCGAAGGCAACGCCCAGTCGAGCGCCAAGGACTACCTCAACGCCCTGGTGCGCAGCGGCCACTGCATGCGCCTGAGCCGTCCCGGGGAAAAGACCGAATGGCCCAACACCGTCGCGCCCACCCGCTACTGCCTGTGCCTCGATAACGGCCCCCAGGCTCCCCAGTGGAACAAGCGCCAAAAGCGGATCTACGACCCCAACATCAAGAAGGTCTTCCATGTGGATTGAGATCCTCGCCGCCCAGGTCAAGGCCAGAGGGCTCGGCCCCGTTGCCCGTGAAATCGACTACAGCAAGGCCACGTTGAGCCTCGTGCTCTCCGGCAAATACGATGCGAACCCCCGGCGTATCGAGGAAGCCGTGCTGCGCCTCTACGGCACTGTCGCCTGCCCCTTCGAGGAACGCCCGCTGACAGCCCGGGAGTGCCAGGAGTGGCGCCAGCGCGACGTGCCCACGTCCTCCGCCTGGGCCCTCAAGCACTGGTCCGCCTGCCAGGACTGCCCCCACAACCCCGCCCCCAAGGAAAGGCCATGAACCAACCCGCCACCATCCCGCGAACCCAGTTCTGGGCCGCTGGAGCCTACCGAGCGCCCCAGGAAGTGATCACGCCCCGCCAGCTCCTCCAGGCGGCCTACCTCGCCGAAGGCGCCATCGAACGGATCCACGACCTCACCAGCCTGGACACAGCCACCATGGCTCTCCTCCACTTCGAGCGCCTACTGATCCGCGCCGACCACGGCACCCAGGAGGACGCCGATGCGCTTTCCCTCCGGGAGAACGCCGAGCCTGCCCCCACCCTCCTGCGCCTCACCGAAGCGCACCTGAACGCCTGGAAGACCCTCTACCTCCGTATCCACGCCCCCCACATGGCCCAGGCCATTTGACCCCATCCCTTCAAGGAGAATCCATGACCCAGCCCAAGATCCCCGCTGGATACCGCCAGGACGCCCAGGGGCGCCTGGTGCCCGAAAGCACCATCAAGCAGATCGACCTCGATCGTGACGCCCTCGTCACCGCCATCCTCGCCCAGGCCCAGGAACGCAGTGGCGAACTGGCCGCCTTCCGGGCCGCCGTGCTGGACCAGGTGGACCGGTTCGTCGCGGCAAGCGCCGAACGCTACAAGGTCAAGTTGGGTGGCAAAAAGGGCAACCTCACCCTCGTGAGCTTCGATGGCCGCTTCAAGGTGATCGTGGCGCAGTCCGAGACGCTGGTTTTCGACGAGCGCCTCCTGGCCGCCAAGGAGCTGATCGACCAGTGCATCCGTGGTTGGTCGGAAGGTGCCAGCACCGAATTGCTCGCCTTGGTGAACGATGCCTTCCGGGTGGACCAGGCCGGAAAACTCAGCAGCGGCCGCATTCTGGGCCTGCGACGCCTCGATATCCAGGACAAGAAATGGAAGAAGGCCATGGAAGCGATCTCCGAGAGCGTCCAGGTGGCCAGCTCCAAGCGCTACATCCGCTTCTATGTCCGGCTCGAGGATTCGGAGGAATATGCACCCGTCTCCCTCGACGTTGCCAGCGCGTGAGGTGAGGGATGACCTCGTGGGATTACTGGCAGCGTGCTCGCCTTGGGCATCACCTTGTCTGGCGTGGCAAGCCCATCGCCCATGTCTGGTGCGCCGGGAGAGGAACCGAATGGTATGGCCAACTCCTCACCCCAGGCTCTGCCGCGAAAGGTCCCTTCCATGACGAAGGGGATGCCAAGCGGGCCATGGAGCGGCTGGTCGAGAAAACACCGAAACCCCCCAAGACCAGGGAACACCGATGAATCAGCTCCATTTCGACTTGAATACACCTCGACGCTCCATGGGCTACCTCAGCGGCCCCATGAGCGCGGAACTCGCGCTTGACCGAGCCCTCAATCGGTTCAAGGCCATACAAGCCTCTACGCAGCTTTGGGAGGCGGCCATCCTGCACTACTGTCCCCACGCGGCCAGCCCGGCCATCGGCAGCACCGATGTGGACTACGAGACCTGGATGGCCATGGACATCGAGATCCTGCGCCGCTGCGACTGGATCCTCCTCCTGGATGACTGGGCCAAGAGCGAAGGTTGTCGCCGTGAATTCAACGTGGCCATGAATCTCGGGATTCCCGTGGCCTACAGCGTCGAGGAAGCGATCGCGCTTGCCCGCGAGCTGGATCGCCGCATCGCCGTCGCCTAGGAGGAAGTCATGGAAACCTGCACCGCCAAGCCCTTCGTCCTGGTCCCAATCCGGGGGAAGGAATACCTCTGGACCCCGGAGAAGGGCCTGGATCCCGCCGCCGTCGAAACCGTGGACGGGTGGATCTGGAAGGGCGCCAATCGACTGCGCATAGCCGCCGCCATGTGCGGTCTGAGCGTGGAAGACCTCGCCCAGGAAGGCCGCATTGGAGCCCTCCGGGCCGCCCGGGACTATGACCCCACCGTGGGGGCCAAGTTCCTGACCTACGCCTTCTATTGGATCCGTCACTGCATGCTTTCCGCACTCGAAACTGGCGACGTGAGCATTTCCGAGCGGGCGCGGGAATCCATGCGCAACCAGGGTGGTCTGCCCGTGGTCTTCAGCTTGGATGCCCCCATTCCAGGATGGGATCAGGATCTTGCCGAGACCCTGCCCGGGGATCCTGATCCGGAGCCCGACCAGCTGCTCGATAGCACCAAACGCAGCCTGGCCCGCGCCATGAATCGCCTGAAACCCCAGGACCAGGAAGTGCTCGTCCGCCGTTATTTTCACGGGGAGACCCTTGATTCGATCGGTCTCAGCTGGGGCCGCACTCGCCAGCGGGTGGCCCAGATCGAGCGCAGAGCCCTTATGCGCCTGCGCCTTGCCCTTGGAACCAAAGGAGTCCGGCCATGACCCCCGTCCACCTACTATCCATCGAAGATGCTCAGATGGAGCTGGAAGGACTCCTGGACATCCGCCCTGGCGAAGACCAGCCCCTCGATCTCCACAACTGGACCCAGAAGAACGGCCCCCGTGTGAAGGAGCTGGAGGTCTGGATCCTCATGCACCAACAGCCAACCCCAGCCCCTACCGTGGAGCCTACCGTGACCGCTATCAAAGCATCCCCCGAAGAGCAGCTGGACACGCTGCTCGCCAAGCTCTCCAACGCAACCGGCGACTGTTGCACCGCCCTTAACCGCCACGCCTTCATGGCCGCTCGCAGCCGAGTCTATCTGCATCGAAACGCCATCAAGCGCCTCGTGGCGCATCATGACCTTGAGGCCCCAAGCCTGCCTGAGATCCCCACGAATCCCTTTGCCTTTGGATCGCATGCCGAACCGGCTCCCAAGGCAGGGAAACAGCGGCCTGAGCCCATGGAAAGCCAGCGGGCCACACCTCTCACCAAGGCCGATCCCCGGCCCGCCGAAAGCCTAGAATTCGATGCCTTGAAGGCCGAGTTCCTTAGCACCGGCCGCGCCATCCAGGGGCTGGCCGTGCTCATGGCCCCCTGGGGAAACCCCGCCATTGCTGGGAAGCTGAACCACCAAGCCATAACGGCCGTGGCCGAACTGACGGCCATCCTGGGCCAGCACGTTGAGCACGTTGGACAGGCTATCGCGTGATCCCATGGCCGCCGTCTACCTTCCCCCCAACGCTTCCGTCGCCGACATCGAGCGCCGCCTGATGCGGTTTCCCTTCTCGATTCGGATCAAGCTCCAACTGGCCCAGGCCAAGAAGCGCGAGGCGCGTGAACGCGCCAAAGCTCGCGCCGAAATCCTCCGGGAGATCCAGGATGGCCTCAAGACCCTCGGTATCCAGGCCCTCAGGGCCGTCGCCGCCCAAATCCGGGAGACAATCCGTGGCTAAAGAGATCCATACTTGCCCGGCCTGCGACGGGGATGGCTGGACCTTCAAGGGTTTCAGCTTCGACCGCATCACATGCGAGGCCTGCAAGGGCCTGGGAACTGTCGTGGCTTCCCCCTTCAAACCCTCAGCCCGCCTAATTGTCGCCTTCGTCACCGTCATCGTCCTGGCCGTGATCTGCGCCTGCGCCGCGAGGTGGTGACATGCCGACCATCTCTCGCCCCCAGGCCGAAGCCCTGATCGCCTGCCACAGGGACGACGCCCGCGTGATCTGCCAATGCCTGGACTGCATCTGGGCCCGGGAAGTACTCGCCCAGTGGGATGCCTTGGAAGAGGCGCGGCGGCTTGAGGGCGTGGCTTGAATTGAGTCGGTTATTTATCAGGATCAGACACTTGAAACCCAGCACTGACGCGGTCTAGCGCACAAACCAACCGGAGGTCAGATGACCCTCTCAAAACTCCTTGCAATGCTTTTCGTCGCCGCCCTTCTGATTGGACTTTCGGTCCTGGTGATGATGTTCGGCTGGGGGCTGAAACCTCGGTCCTGGTGGTGGATCATCGGCGGCGGAATCTTCGGCAACACAGCCCTTCGCGCCCTCGCGCAGAAGATCGAAAAAGACTGATCGCACCTGTCCATCATCCAGCAGGAATTGGATAGCGCCCGGAAGCAGTTGGGCACCTTGGGCGGCGGCAACCATTTCATCGAGTTCCAGACCGATGAAGAAGGCTTCCTCTGGATCATGCTGCACTCCGGTTCCCGGAACTTCGGCCTCAAGGCGGCAAGCGCCTACCACAAGATGGCCCAGGCCCTCTGCGCCCGCTGGCATGTGACCCTGCCGGATCCCGATCTGGCATTCCTGCCCATGGATGATCAGGCGGGGCAGGACTACGAGGCGGCCATGAACTTCTGCCTCGATTTCGCACAGGCCACCCTCAACAAAACAAGACCTCCGATCTGCCCGCCGGTGTTTCGGTCTTCGTGGAACGCGGCCGTCGCCCAGGCTCCAACCCTTGCGTCACCTTCGGCGTCTACTTCCGCACGAATGGCCGCGGGGATGTCCGCAAGTTCCGGACCCCGGTGGACGCCAGTGACCAGGAGATCGACCACGCCCGGAAAACAGCCTTGGCCTTCCGGGAGTCTTTTCTCCAATCCCTGCAGGCCAGAGAGGCCTTCGATCCCATGCGCTTCCGGGAGTGGCGCACCCAGCGGCTTTACGCCTGAAAGGACCGGCTATGGCCACCGTTGATCTCCGCCGCACCAAGGATCTCGCCCGGATCCACCTCGCCAAGAAGGAACTGGGGCTGGACGAAGAAACCTATCGGTCCCTGATCAAGGGCCTCACCGGCAAGGAAAGCGCTGCGGACCTCGGCCCCGGGCAGCGGTGGAAGCTCATGCAGCAACTGGCCCGCATGGGCGCCAAGTCTGCGGCTCCGGTGTATCCCGGGAAACCGAACATGGTGGCCGTGGACTGCAAACCCCTCATGGATCGGATCGAAGCCCACCTGGCCGACACCAAGCGGCCCTGGGCCTACGCCCACGCAATGGCTCGCCACATGTTCCGTAAGGCGCAAGTGCAGCTCTGCGACGCCGACGAGCTGCGCCGGATCGTCGCGGCATTGGAGGTTGACGCCCGCCGCCAAGGGCGTGATACAAAATAATCATCAAAATGGAGACCGCCATGAAATTCAAACATCTCGCTCTCGCAATCTCCCTGCTCGGCCTCATCGCCTGCGAGACCACGCCCGCACCCGCTCTTGACACACCGCAAGGCCGCCTAAGCGCAGTGCAGAAGGCCCTGGAGGATATATCCGGGCTGGAGAGCGCCAGCGCCTCCCTGGTGGAGGGCAAGGTCAAGGTGGACCTGGTCGTTAGCCCCACGAGCGCCTGGGATGGGGACACCTACATCCTGACGACCGCAGGGACCATTGAACGAGCCTTCAAGTCCCTTGGTGAATCCAAGCAACTAGGCAACGTCTGGATGGGCGTCGTCACTCTCAAGGCCCCCTTGGTGGACACCTACGGGAACAAGAGCCAGACGCCAGTGCTCCGCTACGCCTTCCGCGGCGAGGATCTCTCGAAGATCAACTGGGATGAGATGGTCCAGCAACGCCTCCTGGAGTTCACCACCCCCACCTGGCTCCATCTCGAAGGGGCCAAGATGGCGAAGGAATACGCCCGGGATCCATCCCACGCCGATGCCGCGCCAACCTTCTGCAGGATCGCCACCCTGGGGCATTGAACCCAGACCAGCCTTAGATCCCCAAGCCCCGCAGACGCGGGGCTTTTTCGTAAAGCGCATTCCGTGGCGGCGCCCGCCCGCCGCCCAATGATGCGAGAATGACGAAAGAAAAGCGAAATAACCCCCGCCCAGTGCTGCACTACTTAGGGTCCAAGTGGACCGTGGCGCCTTGGGTGATCCAGCACCTTCCCCCGCACGTCACCTACGTTGAACCGTTCGGAGGCGGGGCTTCAGTGCTCCTCCGAAAGCCCGAGAGCCCCGTTGAGGTCTACAACGACTTGGATGCGGCGGTGGTGGGATTCTGGCGCGTTATGCGCTCCCAGCCCGAGGCGCTGGTCGCGCAGATCCAGGCCACACCCTGGGCACGGCTGGAGTATGAGCTTGCCTGGGCCCCCAGCGTCGACGAACTGGAGGCGGCCCGGCGATTCTTCGTTCGCTGTTGGATGAGCTACATGGGGTCCACCGAGCGGCCTAACGGCTGGCGAGCCAATTCCCGGGCCCGACACGGCTACATTCCCCTATGGGGCCGCGAAGAACGCCTCCTGGCGGTCGCAGAGCGCCTGCGCAGTGTCCAGATCGAGCATGCCGACGCCAAGGACGTGATTCGGCGCTTCGACGGCCCCGGGACGCTCTTCTACTGCGATCCGCCTTACATGGCCGCCACCCGATCAAGCGGGACGAACTACGCCTGCGAGATGGACGACCGAGCGCACCGCGAGTTGCTGGATCTCCTCAAGGCCATCCAAGGACGGGTGGTGCTGTCGGGCTACCCTTCGGATCTCTACGCCGCAGAGCTGCGGGATTGGCACATGGTCACCCGGGCGAGCCGCACGCGCAACCCGAAGGCCACCCGAACGGAATGCCTGTGGATCAAGTGAGGTCCTCGGGCTTGCCGAATTCGTCGATCCATCGCGCCACAGCTTCCCGCAATGCGCCTTGACGTGTGAGACCACGTCGGCCCGCGATCCTGAGGAGGATCTTCAGCATGTCCTGGGGGATCTCCCACCGAATCCGTGTGGTCGGCGCCGGAGGCTCTTCGCGGCTTGGCCTGCCCGCTTGGCGTCGATACTCGATAGGACCCATGTTCCAGAAATGCCCTACCGAAGTAGTCTGGAGCCATACAATTAAATACAGGCCCGTATTTTTATTACACTTTGCCAACTCGGCGGGCTGCTGACTCGAAATGATGGACCGCCAGCGTCATGCGCAGGACCGTCTCCTCCAGCTGGGTATAGGTCGGACGCCAGGGCCCGAGCGCCTCCCGGATGACTCCGAGAATGCCGCCACCAATCGCCGGAGAATCCTCCTGAATATCACCCTGGAGCGCGTCGGAGATGGCTCGCGCCAGCATGCCACGGGCTCCTAGCCCATCCCGTGAGGCCAGCTCCAGGATCCAAAGCCGACCATGAAGGTTTTCGGGCGACCCAAGCAGGGTCGTCACCACGAGCCGAATGTGGGCCTTGGGATTCCGCCTTGGAGGAATAGCCTGAAGTTGCCGACAGATCCCGGAAACCTCACGGGCCACGACGCGGCGCAGGATCGCATCCCTCGGCCCAAGATAGCGGCTCCCCCAGGATCGGGATCGGCCGAGCCGAGCTGCCACGAGCCCAGGACGGACGAGTTCCGGGCCGTGGTTCAGCAAGGAGAGCACGACCTCGTGCGCCGCCCCCAGGAGGGCCAACGTCCGCTGGAAGTGCCCTTGCCGGAGCCGCCCGGGATTTGTTGCCAAGTCTTCCGCCCGTAAACCCTAAAAATACAAAAAATACAGGCACTCAGCACACGTCGTTGCCAACCCTTGAATCAATTGTATGAACCAGTATTGCTGACCGATATATTCACAGCCATCCCCCGTTGGGGCCCGAACTTGGATGCCGCGTCATGAGTCTCGAACCTCCCCTCCCCCCGAAGCTCTTCGGCGCCCTGGATGAACGGGCGTGTCGGATGTCGGAAGCCTCCGCCGCCCTGGATGCCTTGACCAGTTTGATGCGGGACCGAGGGAGGCCGGTTGAGCTGGGACCCCGCGAAACGGAAGGGCTGGCGGGCCTGCTGGGTCTTGTATCCGCCCAGCTCAAGGAATGCTCCCCTTTCCCCCGTCCTCATCCTGAGGTAGGGGGAATGCGAAATGGGTATCCAATACCCGGAAGTTCTCATGGATGCGGCGGCCACTTTGGCGCAGGAACTGGAGCGCCGGGGCATGGCGCCTGAGATGGCAAGCGACGCGGCTTTCGCGGCCGTAGAAGGGCTCCGAGCCCGCTGGGGCGGGGCGGATGTCTACATACCCAAAGCGGAGCACATCGAGTTGGGGCCTAAGCACCAGCAGATCTACGAGCGCTGGCGGGCGGGCGAGGACTATTTTCAGATCAAGAAGGACTTCGACTATTCCATCCAGTGGATTCGGCAGATCGTGCGGACGGCGCGGCTGGCGCGGAGTCAGAAGGTGTTGGCGCCGCAGCTTTTGCAGGACTGCGGATAGAAGTCCCCAAACCGCTTTCCAAGCGGTTCCGGCGGTGGCGAGGGAGGCTGAAGACTCACGGTCCAGCCTCCCTCGCCCGTCACAAAGGGACCCCGGGGGATGGCTGGACCTCCTGATGGAGATCCCATGATCGAGCCTCTCGCTGTCGAACCTCGCCCATCTTGGGCCGTCCGGGTCGTAACGGCCCTCTGGGACTACCTTGTAGGCAGCCACGGATTCGCGCTCTCGCCTTCCGCCCGCACCCGCATGGCGCTCTTTCTGGTCGCCCTGATGGGCGCGGCCAGCTGGGGCACATGGAAGCTGCTGCAGGTCTTCGCGGTCCTCAATCCCAATCCGGATAGTCCGGCCTGGGAAATCGCCTTGCAGGCACGGCTGGTGGCGTTCCGCCTGAAGGTTGGCCTCGGGTTAGCCCTCGGTGCCTTGTTCCTGGCGTGGGCAACATTCCTGGCCCTGGATCGGACCCGTCTGGGCAAACGTCTATGGCACTGGTCAGACGTGGATAATCCACAGACCGCAGCGGCGAAGACGTTAGCCGCGGGTCTCGCCTTCCCGGCCCTACTCATCGCCTTTGCCATCTTGGCCGCGCAGGTGCTGCGGTGAGGACATTCCTCCTGGCTTTGGCGGCCCTGGCGACGCTGTGCGCATCAGCTCAGGTGCCTTATGCCTCCACCTTCAAGGCGGCGGCCGGGCCCCGCTGGATCGACCGCGCCGCCCAGGTGAAAGCCGAGAGCCTTTTCCGGGCCGATGCCACGGCCTCCGATGGTGGGCAGGGACTCGCCCAGTTCATGCCTGCCACCTGGGCCTGGGTGCAGGCCCAGGGCTGGGTGCAGCACGACGCCAGCCCCTACGACCCCGTCCAGGCTATTCGCGCTCAGCACGCCTACATGCTTTGGCTCGAGGCTCGCGTGGAAGGGCTGAACCCAGCGCTGGGAGCCTACAACGCTGGGCTAGGCTCGGTTCGCAAAGCGCAGATGGTGGCATCCAGAATTGGCATGGAAGGGCATGACGCATGGCTCCGCGCCCTGCCTCGGGTCACCGGAGAACGCAACGCCGCGATAACCCGGGGCTACCTCGTCCGCAATCTGCGCTACCGGATAGAACTGGGAGGGAAGCCGTGACGCGGATCCAGCTCGCTCTCCGCCTCGTCGTTGCCATCCTCATCGCTGGAAGTGTGGCTGCATGGCGTGTCCAGGTCCGGAAAGCCGATCGGATCAGCCAGGCGCTGGCCCAGGAAACCATGGCCCATGCGCGGACGCGAGAGCAACTGGTGATGCTCGGAGAGGCCGTCCAGGCCTACCGCAAACAGGCGGACGAGACCCAAGCCCGGGTGCATCGGGCGGAATCCGAGGCGACCAAGACGCGCCGCAGCGGCGAAGCACAGGCTGTGCGGATCCTCGTGGCCCCGGCTTCACCCCCCGATACCAACCTGGTCCGATGGGCTGCCCAGGAGGCCAAGGGTCTCTCAACTCGGCTGGAGGCCCAATGAAGCGGCTCTGGATCCTTATCCCCGCGCTCCTCATGGCCTGCGCAAGGCCGAATCCAACGCCTTCGGTCGTGCGAATCACCGTCCCCGTGCCCTGTCCGCCTCCAGCAATCCCGGCACGCCCCGTCCTCCCGTCGGCCCAGTTAGGGGCTGAGCCGAGCCTTGAGGTCCTGCTGCGAGCCCTTCTCGCCGACCGGGAGCTGCTCGCCGCCTGGGCCTTGGACCTGGAAACCCGCCTGAAGGCCTACATTCCGCCCGCCACTCCACCCCAGGAATCCCGATGACGCCTCGCCCCCGCTCCCGATCCCGTTCCACCGGCTCATGCGCCGGTTGCTCCCTCGATCCCCAGGCCGTGGGGGAGATCAAAGGCAAGCTCGACATGATCCACGAGGCTCAGAGAGAGCATGGCCAGAAGCTGGAATCCTTCGACGCCCGCCTACGCGCGGTAGAAACCAAGGGGGCGCTCGCTGGTGCGGCAGCGGCAGTCTTCATGACCCTGGGACTCGACATCCTCAAGGCCAAGTTCTTCGGGAAGTGACATGGCCCATCCGCCCGAAATCCGCCAGAAGCTCCGCAGCCTCTACGTCCATAAGGGCATGGGGCTGGAGCAGGCAGCCCAGAAGCTGGGCATCGCCCCCCGAACGGCCACGCGCTGGAAACAGGACGCCGAGGCCCGGGGCGATGACTGGGACCGGGCTCGGGCCGCATCCATGCTGGCGGGAGAGGGTGCCGAAGCCGTTGGCCAGATCGTGCTGGAGGGGTTCCTGCGGCTTTTCCAGAGCACGATGACCGAGTTGAAGGATGGTGAGCTGGAGCCCCTGGAGAAGGCCGAGGCGATCAGTCGTCTGGCGGATGCCTACACCAAGACCACCAAGGCCATCCAGCGCTCCGCCCCAGAGCTGAACCGGCTGGCGGTCGCCAGCGAGGTGCTGCAGCTGCTCGGCAAGTTCGTGCGGGAGCGCTTCCCCCAGCATTCGGGGCCCCTCCTGGAGGTGCTGGAGCCCTTCGGCGAAGAACTGGTGGGCCTCTATGGTTAAGGCGAAGCTCACCAAGCGGGAGTTCCTGGATGGCCTGCGGGACATCGCGGAGGGCTTCCGGCGGGACATCGAGGCCCGGGTGGAAGGGTTCGACCCGGACCCGAAGATTCAAGCCAAACGCCGTGAACAGGCAGAGAAGCTGGACTTCTTCGCAAAGACCTACTTCCCGCACTACATCCAGTCAGACCCGAGCCTTCTCCACGACTACCTCTACGAGCGGCTGCCGAGACTGGCCCGCGCCAAAGCGGGCGCCAAGCTGGCCCTCGCGGCACCTCGCGGCGAGGCCAAGTCCACCCTCACCACCCAGATCTTCGTGCTCTGGTGCATAGCCCACGGGCTAAGGCACTACATTCCGATCATCATGGATGCCTTTGACCAGGCCGCCACCATGTTGGAGGCGATCAAGGCCGAACTGGAGGCAAATCCTCGCTTGGCCATGGACTTCCCGGAAGCCTGTGGGCCGGGGCGGGTATGGCAGGCGGGCGTCATCGTCACGGCCAACGGCGTTAAGATCCAGGCATTCGGCAGCGGCAAGCGCATGCGCGGTCTGCGCCACGGCCCCTATCGCCCCGACCTGGTCATTTGCGATGACCTGGAGAACGACGAGAACGTGCGTAGCCCGGAGCAACGGGACAAGCTGGAATCCTGGCTGAAGAAGGCCGTGCTCAAGCTGGGCATGGCCGATGACAGCCTCGACGTGGTGGTGATCGGCACGGTGCTCCACTACGATTCGTTGCTGGCCCGCCTCCTCAAGAATCCCTTCTGGGAGAGCCGAACCTTCCGGGCCATCGTGGAATGGCCCGCCCGGATGGACCTCTGGGACCGCTGGGAGGAGATCTACCTCAACCAGGGTGAAGCCTCTGCCGATGCCTTCTTCCACGAGCGACGGGCGGAGATGGAGCGCGGATCCATCGTGAGCTGGCCTGCCATGCGGCCTCTCAAAAAGCTCATGGCCATTCGGGCCCGGGACGGTCACGCGGCCTTCGACTCCGAACTCCAAAACGACCCCATCAACAGCGACGATGCCCCCTTTGGGAAGGTGATCTTCTGGGTGGAGGAGTTGTCCCGCTGGATCTACTACGGGGCCGTGGATCCGAGCCTGGGCAAGCGCGGCCAGGGAAGGGATCCCTCCGCCATCCTGATAGGCGGCTACGACCGCGAGCACGGGATCCTCGATATCGTCGAGGCCAGCATCGCCAAGCGCCTGCCCGACAAGATCATCGAAGACGTGATTGCCTTTCATGCCAAATACCGCTGCCTGGTCTGGGCGGTAGAAGCCGTCCAGTTCCAGGAGTTCTTCCGGACGGAGCTGGTCAAACGCTCCGCGGCCCGCTCCATCCACGTCCCGGCCCGCCCCATCACGCCTCACGCCGACAAGGATCTGCGCATCGAGAGCCTCCAGCCCCATGTGGCCAACGGCCTCATCCGTTTCCACCCTCGCCTTACGACTCTGCTGGAGCAGCTGCGCCATTGGCCCATGGCCGACCACGACGATGGGCCAGATGCCCTGGAAATGCTCTGGAAGCTGGCCACCGCTGGCCAGGCCGGGTCGATGCCCCGAACCAGCGGCCACCGCCGCACCTCCTCACGCCTTTCCGCATTCACGGGGTAGTCATGGACGCCACCAAGCAGCAGCTCACCACGGTCATCGCTGGCGCAGATCGAGATCCCTTCCACATCCTCTACATGGGTCTCATGCGCCCGTCCGACGAGGTTTTGATCTCCAAGGGCGGCACCATCCATGGGCTCAAGATCTACGACGAGATTGAGCGGGACTGCCATGCCTACTCGGTCATCCAGAAGCGCAAGTTCGCGGTGATCTCCTTCCCCTGGGAGATGGAGCCCGCCAGTTCCTCCTACCGTGACCGGAAGGCGGCCGAAGGCATCGGGGCCATCCTGAAGGCCATGGACTTCGATGGCCTCTGCGTAGGGCTCATGGACGCGCTCCTGAAGGGCTATGCCGTCGGGGAGGTGCTCTGGAACCCCGCCACCTGGACTCCGGACAAGGTCGTCATGCGCGACCAGCGCCGCTTTGTGTTCGACGCTGAGAGCCGCCCCCGGCTCATCACGCTCCAGAACATGCTCCCCGGCGAGGAACTGCCCGACCGCAAGTTCATCGTCCACCGATTCGGGGCCAAGGATGGCAACCCCTACGGGCTGGGGCTCGGGTCCAAGCTCTTCTGGCCAACCTTCTTCAAGCGCCAGGGCATTAGCTTCTGGCTGGTTTTCGCCGAGAAGTTCGGCTCCCCCACGGCCATCGGGAAGTATCCCGAGGGCATGCCCGTAGACAAGCAGAACGCCCTCCTCCAGACTCTGGGCGACCTAGCCCAGGAAACGGCCATCATCGCGCCCCTGGAAACCCAGATCGAGCTGCTGGAGGCAGCCCGGAGCGGCTCCATCGACACCTACGAGCGCCTGGTGCGCTACATGGACGAGGAAATCTCCAAGGCCGTCCTGGGTGAGACCTTGACGACCACCCTGGGCAACGCGGGGAGCTACGCCGCCTCCAAGACCCACAACGAGGTGCGGTTGGAACTGGTCCGATCCGATTCGGATCTCCTTTCCGCGTCGCTCCACGACAGCCTGCTGACTTGGCTGACAGAGCTGCACTTCCCCGGAGCGGGCGTCCCCCGGGTGTGGCGGAAGGTCCAGGAGGCCGTGGATCTCAAGGCTGAGGCTGAGAAGGACGAGATCGTTTTCGGGATGGGCTTCGAGCCTGAGGAAGCGTGGATCCAGGAGAAATATGGGCAGGGGTGGAAGAAGAAAGCCACGCCCAAGCCTCCTCTGCAGGCCCCATTCCCCCAGGCCACGCCAAACCAGGCGCCGAGCCAAGCCTTTGCCGAAGGCGCAGATCAGGACAGCGCATCGAAGCTCTCGCAGACGGCGCTGGCCCGTTCCGGCAAGGCCATGGAAACCCTGCTGAAGCCCATCCGCCAAGCAGTGGACGAATCTGGAGATCTCCACGAGCTGCGGGAGAAGCTAGATCAGATGTATCCGGAGCTGGATGCCACGGCCTTCTCCGAACTGCTGGAGCAGGCCTTCCTGGTGGCCGCCCTGGCGGGGCGGTTCGACGTGCTGGCGGGGAAGTAGGCCGTGACAGCCTCCTCCAAGGCCCTGCCGTTCGATGCGGCCGTCAAGTTCTTCCGGCGCAAGGTGAACCTGCCCACGGCTACCTGGCGCGATATCCAGAAGAACGAGCATGACCGTGCCTTCGTCGTGGCGGGCGCCACCAAGGCCGAGCTGCTGGCCGACCTCCGGGAGGCCGTAGACCAGGCGATCGCCAATGGCATCACCCTGGAAACGTTCCGCAAGGAGTTCCAGCAGATCGTGGAACGCCATGGCTGGGAGCACACGGGATCCGCTGCCTGGCGCTCCAAGGTCATCTTCGATACGAACATCCGCACGGCCTATTCCGCGGGCCGCTATGCCCAGCAGACCGAACCGGCCTTTCTGGACCGCAATCCCTACTGGGAGTGGCGCCACGGCGACAGCATTCATCCACGTCCACAGCATCTAGCTTGGCACGGCATGATCCTCAAGGCCTCGGATCCCTTCTGGTCTGCGCATTACCCCCCTTGCGACTGGGGATGCCAGTGCCGGGCCTTCGCGCTGTCGGAGGAGGCCGTCAACCGGCAGGGCCTCACCATCCTGGATGCGCCGCCCAAGCCCCTGGCCCCGGCCGGACCTGGAGAAGTACTTCCGGGTGTGCGGGAGGGCTGGGACTACACCCCGGGGGCGTCCGTCCGAGAGCGCCTGGTGCCCCAAGTCCTGGAACGGGCCCAGCAGCTTCCCGCCAAACTCAAGGGCAGCCTGGTGGCTGATATCGAGACATACCTGCGGGAGAACCCGTGAAGATCACCATCGAGGCCAACGATAAGGCTTCCCTGGCCGGACTACGCTTACTGGCCCGCGCCGCCGGAGACCTCCGCCCTGCCTTCGAGGACATCGGCGAGATCCTGGTGCGTTCCACGGCCAAGCGATTCGAGGACCAGGTCGGCCCGGATGGGCAGACCTGGGCACCCCTGAGCCCCGCCCACCTTCTTTTCAAGCAGAAGAAGGGCTACAGCCCCAAGATCCTGACCATGCGGGGCAGACTCCGGGCCTCTATCGTGGCCAAGGCGGCCCCTGCGGAGCTGCAGGTTGGCACCAATGTCGTCTATGCGGCCATCCAGCACTTTGGAGGCACCATCGAGAAGCCTGAGCGCTCGGGCTCCCTTCGGCTCCGCACTGACGCCAAGGGCGGCCTGCTCCGCCAGGGATCCCTAAAGGGGGGGATGATCGGGCCCAAGTCGGCCCTGGCCTCCAAGGGCGCGGTCTTCGCCAAGAAGGGGCACAAGCGCTTCGTAGAGCGCACGTTTACCGCAGGGGCCCACGAGATCACCATTCCGGCCAGGCCCTTCCTGGGGCTCTCCGAAGGGGACCAGGTGGAGACCCTGGCGACCATCAAGCACCACCTCCAGGTAGCCCTGGAGAAACTTCGCGCCTAAGCCCCAGGATGGGGGGGCAGGCCCCTGACTCCGGCCCTACCCCCTTCCGGCGTTTCTAAACGGGTTCTAAACGCCCTGGCGGGCCTTCCCTAGGGAAATCCCCAAACCGGTTTCCAGGCCCTCGCCGGGAGAAGACCGGAGGCTGGTGGCATGACGAAGCCCCTCTCTATCTTCCGTGCCGGACGCCACACGGCCATGTCCGGGGCCACCCTCGACTTCAGTGAGGCGGACCTGGAGGCCATGGTTAAGGCCTACGATCCTGCCAAGCACGAGGCCCCTCTGGTCGTTGGGCATCCCTCGACCAATGCACCCGCCTATGGCTGGGTGAAAGGCCTCTCCTTCGCTGACGGAGAAGTGCTGGCCGATTCCCACCAGGTGGAGGAAACCTTCGCCGAGATGGTGAACGCCGGGCGCTTCAAGAAGATCAGCGCCAGCCTCTACACCCCCAATGCCCCGGCGAATCCATGCCCTGGCATCTACTATCTGCGCCACGTCGGATTCCTCGGCGCCCAGCCCCCGTCCGTCAAGGGATTGAGGGATGCCAGCTTCGCAGGGAGCGATGAGGGCGTGGTGGAGTTCGGCGACTGGGGCGACAGCCTTACGGCCCGGCTCTTCCGGAGCCTCCGGGAGTGGGTGATCGGGAAGTTCGGCCTGGACGAGGCCAACAAGGCCCTGGACGGGTGGGACGTGGATCAACTCAAGTCCGTGGCGATCCTCCCGGAAGACACCGACGACGCCACCAACACCGCCTATGCGGAGGAGAACCTGATGAAGGAAAAGGATGAAGATCTCAAGCGCCGTGAAACGGCGCTGAACGAAAAGCAGGCCGAGCTGGACCGCAGGACTGCTGAATTCTCAGAAAAGCTTCAGGCGCTGGATGCCCGCGACCGTGAAGCCCGCGCTGCCGATGTGCTGGCCTTCTGCGAAGGGCTGGTCAAGGCTGGCCAGCTCCCCCCCACCCACAAGCTCGGCTTGGTCGCCTTCATGGCCTCCCTCGACCCCGATGGCGCCCTGGAGTTTGGCGAGGGCGACGCCAAGAAGAGCGAGCCCACCCTCGGCTGGCTCAAGGGATTCCTCTCCAGCCTCCCCAAGCAGATCGCCTTCGGCGAGGCCGCGGGCGGAGGCCTCAGCGAAGGCACCGCCGACTTCGCCGCCGCTCCAGGTTGCACAGTCGATGCCGCCGGGCTGGAGATCCACGCCAAGGCCTTGGCCTTCCAGAAGGCCAACCCCACCACCACCTACCTCGACGCCGTCAAGGCCGTCTCTTAAGGAGCCCCGATGAGCCAGAACTACACCCCTGTTCTCGCCCTGCCGCTCAAGCTCACGGCGACCGTGGCGGAATACACCTTCGTGGATCTCTCCGGCGCCAATGCCACGGCTGCTGCCTACGCCTTCGGCATCGCGGACCAGGGCGGTGTCTCCGGCGACGTCATCAAGACCCAGGTCCAGGGCACGAGCCGCATGAAGGCCGCCGCTGCCATCGCCAAGGGCGCCCTCATCGAGGTCGGCGCGGGCGGCCAGGGCACGACCAAGGCCTCCGGCATTGCCGTGGCCCGCGCCATGGAAGCCGCCGCGGGGCCGGGATCCATCATCGAAGTCCTCCTCCTCCCGAACTAACCCCTCACTGGGGGCGGTATATGAGCCGCCCCCAGTCTCCCTGCCACCCCAGGAGATCTCTCCATGACCATGAATCTCAGCGGCGTTCGCGTCGTCGATCCGATCCTCACTACCGTTGTCCAGGGCTACCGGCTGCCCGGACTCATCGGCGAGAACCTCTTCCCCCGCGTGCCGGTCGGCGTGGCGGGCGGCAAGGTGCTCCAGTTCGGGAAGGAGGCCTTCCTCTCCTACAACACCCAGCGCGCCCCCGGTGCCGCCACCAAGCGGATCACCTTCGGCTACCTGGGCCAGCCCTATGCCCTGGAAAACCATGGCGCGGAGGCCCCCGTGCCCCGCGAGTGGCTGCGGGACGCCAAGGTGACTCCGGGCGTGGACCTGGGCACCCGGGCCACCAACCTGGTCATGCGGGTCATTCTCAAGTCCCTCGAGGCCCAGCAGGCTGGTCTGGCCACCAACGCTGCGAACTACGATGCCAACCATAAGCTGGCGCTCTCGGGCTCCACCAAGTGGAGTGCCTCCACCGGAACCCCCAAGGCTGACATCGAGGCGGGTAAGGAGGCCATCCGCACAACCTGCGGCCTGCGCCCCAACGTCCTCGCCCTCTCCGCCGTGGCATTCAAGGCCCTGAAGGAGAACCCGAACGTCATCTCCCGCTTCCAGTATGTGAGCAAGGACAGCATCACTCCCGAGATGATCGCCAACCTCTTCGATGTGGCGAAGGTCGTGGTGGGTGATGACATCACCGCGGACGATAGCGGCAATTTCACCGACGTCTGGGGCAACAACGCCATCCTGGCCTATGTGCCCCCCGTGCCATCCACGCTGGAGGAGCCGAGCTACGGCTACACCTACACCATGGAAGGACATCCCCTCGTCGAGGTGCCCTACTACGACAACAACGCCAAGAGCTGGGTCTACGGCGTGGGTTTCGAGCGCATTCCTGTGCTTACGGGGCTCCTCTCCGGCTTCCTCATCCAGAACCCCAACTAGCAGGTCTGCAGGGGCAGGCTTTGGCCTGTCCCTACCAGCCCCAAAGGAGACCTCATGAAATACCGCGTGAAGACCCCGCTCAAGCTCGATCCCGATACCAAGGCGATCGCGCCTGGCGCCGTGGTAGAGCTGGAAACTGAGGCCGCGCAGGAGCTGCTGGCCATCGACGCGATCGAGGCCGATTCGGCGCTCGATTTGGCGCAGGCTGGCAAGGCTCCCGAACTGGACCCGGAAATCGAGGACGCCTTCCTCGGCGCCGAAGCGCTGGCGGGAATGGGACGCGATGCCCTGATCTCGTATGTGCGCGAGCACCTCTCGGCCGAGCTGGCCGATGCCCTCAAGGGCAACGAAGGTCAGGTGCGCAACCAGGTCAAGAAGCTGATCGCCGACGCCAAGGCCCAGCTCTACGCCGCCAAGGAAGGCAAGTAGCCCATGCCTTACGCCACGCCGACGGATCTCCAAGCCCGCTACCCGCAGACGCGGCTGGCGGAGCTGTCGGATCCGGATGGTTTGGCGGTCCAAGACACGAAGCTCGCCACGGCCCTGGCCGATGCCAGTGCCGAGATGGACAGCCACCTGGGGAGGCGCTACGCCCTCCCGCTTTCCCAGGTGCCTCCCGTCCTCCAGCGCACGGCCTGTGACATCGCCATCTACCGCCTCATGTCCCTCCTCCCCAAGGAGACCGTGGCGGACGCGCGGCGGCGCTATGAAGATGCGGTGGCGTGGCTGGCCGATTTGGCGGACGGGAGGATCCAGCTGGCCGACCTCCAGGGCCAGGAATTGACCGGCGGACCCTCCGTCCGCATCGCCTCTTGCTCGGCGCAGCGCGTCTTCGGGGATGACACGCTCGGAGGGTTCCGGTGATCGAATCAACAGAATCCGCCATCTTGGATCGCGCCGAGATCCTGGTGTCCCCGTTCGGGCTGAAAGTCGAGCCCTTCCCCGAAGACCCAGATTCCTACGTGCTCACTCACCCCAAGGGTGCCGTGCTGGCCGTCTACAAGGGAAGCTCTTACGGTCCCTCCATCGCCACCGATGTGATGGTCCAAGAACGGGCCATGCACTACGAGCTGGTCATTCTCATCAAGAACCTCCGGAAGCACCAAGGGGCCTATGCCGTGATCGATGCCCTGCGAGCAGGGTTCGCAGGGTGGCTTGCCCCGGAAGCCACCAAGAATGCCCGGATCCTCCGGGACGAATTCCGCGGCCGGGATGCCACCGCCTGGCAATGGGCACTCGGCGTGGAGATCCCCGCCATCTCCCTCCCTGACGATCCGGTCGAGGAAAGCCAGGGGATCCTCCTCGACACGACCATCCAACTGGAGATTTGAACATGATCCGCGGCCTCTATCTCGGTTCCCTGCAGGCCCTGAGCCTGGAAGGAAACGACTACGTCCTCATCCCGGGCAATCCCGTAGAACTGCCCGACTGTGAATACACCCGAACCTTGGTGGCTACCGGGATGTTCGTTCCTGAGAACAAGCCCAAGGCGGCTCCGAAATCGAATCCCAAAGGAGAGTGAGCGATGGCCTACCTGCATGGCGTCGAAACCATCGAGATCCAGAAGGGCCCGAATGCGGTCCAGACCATCGCCACCGCCGTCATCGGCCTGGTGGGAACGGCCCCGATCCAGACCCTCACGGATGCCACCAAGAAGACCGTGAATACCCCCGTCCTCATCACCAGCGATAAGGACGCAGCCACCTACTTCGGTGCGGATACGGTCGGATACACGATCCCATCCGCCCTGAAGGCAATCCTGGCTCAAGGCGCGGGCCCGATCATCGTGGTCAACGTCTTCGACCCGGCCAACGTGGCCCATCAGACCGCGGGTGCTCCTGACCCTTCCAAGGTCGTCGCCAGCGACATCATTGGCACCACCAATGCCAACGGATCCAGGACTGGGCTGCTGGCTCTCATGGATGCGAAGCCGACCTACGGGTTTTCCCCCAAGCAGATCATCGCCCCCGGATTCACGGGATTGACGGGCGTGATGACCCAGATGGACTCCGTAGCTGCCAAACTCCGCGCCATCGCCTGGGTGGATGCAGCCGTGGGCCTCTCCCCCTCCCAGGCGATCGCCGCCCGCTCCACCACCCTGAACAGCGCCAGCAAGCGGATCATGATCTGCTACCCCAACGTCAAGGCGCTCGGTCCTGACGGAGTGACGCCCACCCTCCAGCCCCTCAGCCAGTTCGCGGCCGGAGCTTGCGCGGCCAGGGACATGGCCAAGGGCTACTGGTGGAGCCCCTCCAACACCCAGCTGCTGGGCATCACCGGCCTGGAACGGCCCATCGATGGCAGCTTCCAGGACCAGGCTTCCGAGTTGAACCTCCTGAACGCCGCGGGCATCACCACGGTCTACAGCGCCTTCGGCATCGGATATCGCCTCTGGGGCAACCGCTCGGCCGTCTTCCCCGGTGCGAACACGCCCGACGCCTTCCTCGCGGTCCGGCGCACCGCCGATGTCGTCGAAGAAAGCCTGGAGCTGGCCAGTCTCCAATACGTGGATCAGCCCATCACCAAGGCCCTAATCGACCAGCTGCTGGACGACGCCAATGCCTTCATCCGGGCTCTTATCGGCCGGGGCGCCATCGTGGACGGCAAAGCATTCTGCGACCCGGTCAAGAACCCGGCCTCCGAGCTGGCCAACGGCCACCTCACCATCGGCTACCGGTTCCTTCCCCCCGCGCCCTTGGAGCGGCTCTCCTACGAGGCCTACCTGGACGTGAACCTCTACACCAACCTCATCAAGTAGGGAGCCAAGCTCATGCCCATCCGTGTCAAGCAGTTGATGAACTGCAACCTCTACGCCGAGGGCGGCTCCTTCCTTGGCGCCCTCAACGCCATCACCCTGCCCGACATGAAGCACAAGGCAAGCGAGCACAAGGCCGGGGATGGCATCGGAACTCCCAAGCTGCCCGGATCACTGGAGGCCCTCCAGACCACGCTCAAGATGAACGGCATGTATGAGGACTTCCACGCCCTCACGGCGGATCCGACGCAGATGCGAAGCCTCATGGTTCGCGCCAACCAGCGGGTTCGATCCGGTGTGGGCGATATCACGAACGAGCCGGTGATCATCTACCTCCGGGGTTGGTTCTCCAGCCGGAAGATCGGAGAGTTGAAGTCCAGCGATCCAACCAACCCCGAATATGTCATGGAACTCTACTACTTCCGTCTCAACGTCAGCGGAGCGGATATCGAGGAAGTCGATATCGAGAATGCTGTTCACCGTGTCCTGGGCCAAGACGTGCTCGCGGACTACCGCTCCAACCTGGGCATCGACTAGCCCATTCCTACTCCGCCTTCCCCTGGGGCCTTCGGGCCCCGGTTGGTCTCCCCCTATCCCTAAGGAACCCCGATGACCGAAGCCATGCAGGCCCTCCAGTCCTTCCCCCGCACCATCACCCTTCCCAGCGGCATCACCGCCGTCCAGACCCGCCCCTTGAAGGGGAGGGATGCCGTGACCGCCCATCGGATCGCCGCCGATGGCACCGAGATCGAGAAGGGGGCCGCCCTCGTAGCTCAGGTCGTGAAAATCGACGAGAAGCCGGTGGTGATGGAAGATCTCCTGGAGCTGGAGCTCACGGACCTCGGCGAGCTCATGGAGGCCGTCGCGGGAAAGTCCCCAGCGTCCACCCCGAAGGGCTGATCCAACTCAGCCGCTTTTGCGGGTGGACCTACCGCGAGGTCATGGAAATGGACCTGGACGAGGCGGCCTTCTGGATCACCCAGGCCTCCGGCATTTCGGAGCGCGAAAAGGTCGAGATAAACGCGCAGACCTAGTGGCCGTGAAGATCCTGCCAGATGGCCTTTCCCAGGCCTCCCAGAAGCCAGATCGCGGTCCCCAGCGCAGCCAGGAAGGCGACCGGCACCACGAGCAGCATCAGCATCCCGACAATCCACATGCCCCAACGATAAATCATTCCGCATAGCCCGCAAGGAATACTCTTGACCGCTCTGGAATTCGCCCTCCTTTTCCGCGCCGATTCCGCCCCCGTGGTGCGGGAAGCGGCCAAGGGCGGCAGCGCCTTGGATCGGTTCGGCGAGAAGATCAAGGGGCTTCAGGACAAACTGAAGAAGCTGGCCCAGGAAGGTCAGACCCAGTTGACCGGAGGAGCCGCCAGCCTCTTCGGGATGAAGCGGGCCTTTCTGGACCCCTTCGCCGAGGCCGAGAACGCGGGTTTGGAGTTGCGGAACACCTTCGCGGGCCTGGACAGCGAGGGGCCCTACTTCCAGAGCATCCTGCGTCAAACCCGCGAGCTGGGGGCGATCCTCCCGGGCTCTGAATCGGATATCGCCCGGTTCGCCAGCCGCCTGGGACAGCTCAACATCTCGGCTGAGACCGTGGCGAACGGTGGTCTTTCTGCCGTGGCCCACCTCGGCGTCACCCTCGGCAAAGACTATTCGGAGATGGCCGAATACATTGCCGGAGCCATCCATGGCTTCGGCGTGGCCCAGACGGATCTCCTGGCGCTGGCCGATTACACCCAGCGCTTCCAGTTCAAGCTCGGCTTGGACCCCACTGCCGACTTCAAGGAGGCGATGCAGTATGCCGGGCCATCCATGCGGGCCCTCAACCAGGAGGGACTGGAGGGCGTAAAGACCTTCGGCCTTATGGAAGGCATGCTGAAGGCGAACGGCGTCCAGGCCAGCAAGATCGGCACGGGCATGCAGGAGCTGATCCAGGGCATGGCCACGGCCCAGGAGAAGGTGAAGCACGGCCGCGGATTCCTGGCCCAGGAAGCGGCCGAGGTGCTGGCCAGGAACAAGATCAGCCTGCAGTTGTTCAATGGCAAAGGCCAATTCGTGGGATGGCCCCAGGCCATCGGTGAGCTGGAGAAGCTCAAGCGGCTCAGCCAGCGCGAAATGATCCTGGTGACCGAGAAACTCTTCGGGAGCAACGCGGGCGGAATCGCCATCGCCCTGGCTAAGTCCGGCGTCCAGGGGTGGAACGAAGCGGCTCTGCGCTTCCTGGATACCTCCACGCTCGACCGCAAGATGGACGACCGGGCGAAGACCTTCGCTTTCAAACTGGAGGCCCTGAAAGGCACTCTCCGCCAAACCGGCGGCGATATCGGGAAATCCCTTGGAGAGTCCGTAGGCCCCCTGCTGGACAAGCTGAACATCATCGTCAGCAAGGTGGGGGAATGGGCGAAGGCCAACCCTCGCCTCACTGCCACTATCCTGACCAGCGTCGGCGGCCTCATGGCCCTTAACCTGGCCGGTGGAGCCCTGAAATTCGTCATTGGGAATGCCCTTGGCCCTCTGGGTTCAATGGCCAGAGGACTCGGGGCCACGTATCGCGGACTCAAGACCGTCTACGAATGGAGCACCCTTGCGGGCGGCCCCCTGAAAGGGCTCACAACCTATCTGAGTTATGGCTCTCCAGTGATGCAGAAGCTGGGCAGCATCCTATCCTTCGACCTGACCGCGGGCCTGAAAGCGCTCCGGAGCGGGTTCCTAGGGCTCCTCCCTGGGCTATGGGGTGCCATCACGGCCACCTGGGCCTGGACAGTTGCCCTCCTGGCAAACCCCATCACCTGGATCGTGGTCGGCATTGTGGCCCTGGTGGCCGCGGGCATCGCCCTCTGGAAGAACTGGGACAAAGTGACCGCCTGGTTCAAGAGCGCCTGGTCCTGGTTCACCGGCCTGTGGAGCAAGGTCCCCGGATGGGCCAAGCTCTTCATGCCGTTCATTGCCATCCCCATGGCCATCATCCAGAACTGGGACAAGATCAAGGCTGGCCTGAGTGCCCTCTGGAACTGGATCAAGGGTTTCTTCGGCAACATGCTGGAGGCCGGAAGCAACCTGGTGAAGATGATCGCCAAGGGCATGCTCATGGCTGCAATGCATCCGGTCGAGGCCATCAAGGCGGTCGTCACGAAGGTCCGGAAATACCTCCCATTCAGCCCCGCCAAGGAAGGCCCCCTCACGGACATCCATAAGATCCGCCTGGTGGAGACCATCGCGGATAGCCTGAGCCCCGCGGCGCTGGTCGGGAAACTGGGCTCCATCCTTGGGGCTGCTCGCAGTGTCGTGTCCAAAGGTCTCACTCTCGGCGCGAGCATCGCGGCGCCTGCTTTGGCACCAGGTGCCCAGGGCCGTTCGATCCTGATCCAGATTCAGGTGGATGCCCGGGGAGCCGCTCCCGGCGTGCAACAGGATGTGGAGCGGGCCATCATGAAGGCTGCTCCAGCGCTCAAGCGTGAGCTGGAGCGCCTGCAGGCGAACGACTCCCGGAGGAAATTCTGATGGCCTGGGGCGCATTGGGAGATCTTCAATTCAGCCTGCTGGGAGCCCCCTTCGACTTCCAGGACAAGCAGGAAGTGGACTACGCGGAGCAGCCCGTGTTGGACGACAGCCCCCGCCTGCAGTTCATCGGGCGCAAGCTGGAGGAGATCACCCTGAAGATCCGGCTGCACGCCTTCCTCACAAGCAATCCGGAGCTGGATCTGCGGTCGCTGAAGGATTCGATGATCCAGGGCGATCCCCAGGCTCTGGTCATTGGGAAGGACCAGACTGGCATTTATGCTGGGAAATTCGTGATCCTGTCTCTGGAACACGATCGGCAGGAGCAATGGCCGGACGGTCGGATCCGCCTAGCGGACGTGACAGTAAAACTGAAGGAATGGGTCAAGACGCCTGAGCTGGGCATCTCCAGCCGCAAGAACCCCCAGGCCCTCCGCAAGAAGGGTAGCGGCAGCGCCCCGTCCGCCCAGGTTCAGACCGAGACCCGGACCAACCGCGACGGGGTGTCCGCAACCGTGGTGAAGCGATGAGCGAATTCCTGCGCCATACCACGGGCCCCCGCGACCGCTGGGATCTCCTGGCGGACCGCTACTATGGCGACCCACTCCGCTACGGTCCAATCCTGCAGGCGAACCAGGTCCTGGGCACGCCGACCGTCCTCCCCGAAGGTGTGGACGTGTTGATCCCCATCCTTGACGAGGCGGAACCCGATTCCTCGTCCCTGCCGCCCTGGAGGGCTTGATGGACCAGGTGTCCAAGCCGCTGGCAGTCCTCCAGGTGAACCACCGGGACATGACCGGCCATTTCAGCCCGTGGTTGGAGGAGATCAGCTACGTGGATCACATGGCCGGAGAATCGGATGGATTGGAGATCCGTCTCGACAACTCGGATGGGCGCTGGTTCCGCGAGTGGTATCCCATCAAGGGCTCCAGCCTGGAAGCCTGGATCGGCTATTCCGGCCGGGCCCTTCTCGCCACAGGTGAATGCCAAGTGGACGAGATCGAACTGGAAGGCGCCCCTGATACCGTGACGGTCCGAGCCTTGGGCGCCGGAAATCGGACCGCCCTGCGCACTCCCAAGAGCCGGGCCTATGAAGGGAAAAGCCTCCGAGCAATCGCCTCCGAAGTCGCGGCTCAGCACCAACTCACGGTCGTTGGCGAGGTGCCGGACTTGACTTGGCGGAGGGCCACCCAGCACCGGGAAACCGATTTGGGTTTCCTCTGCCGCCTGGGGGAAGAGCACGGGATCGTATTCAGCGTGAAGGGGACCCAGCTCGTCTTCCATGACGTGCAGAAGCTTGAGGGTCAGCGTCCCATGCTTCAACTGCGTCGGCAGGATCTCCGCTCCTTCCGGTTCCGCGAGAAGATGGTTGAGGGTGGCGCCAGCGCGGCGTATTTCGACGGATCCACCAAGGAACTCCGGGCAGTCGAGATCTTGGCGGAGCACCCCCATGCCGATCGAAAAAAGCTGCGCCGACGAACCGAGTCTCCGGCACATACCCAGCGCTTGGCCAAGGCGGCCCTGCACACCTCCAAGAGCTGGGAACGGGATGGAACTCTGACCCTCCCCGGGGATACCCGTCTGGTGGCTGGCGGCACTCTGGAACTGGTGGGCTTCGGCGTGATGGATGGCCTATGGCTCACCCGCAGCGCCCGCCATACCGTGACTCGGGATGAAGGCTACTCCATGGAACTTGAGGTGCGCCATGTCGCCAAATAGTGCGCCGATGTGGCGCCGTGGCATCGTCAAACAAGTGGACGCCGCCCAGGCCAAAGTCAAGGTGCTCCTGCCCGACGAGGATGGCTTGATGACGGACTGGCTGCCAGTTCTGGTGCCTGGAACGCTGGGACTGAAGGTCTATCGCCTCCCGCGCAAGGAATCCCAGGTGGTGGTCCTCCTGGACGAGTGCGGCGAAGACGGCGCGGTGTTGGGGTGCCTCTATTCCAAGGCGGATCCCGCCCCGGCTAACGCTGCGCAGCTGGTCTACATGGAACTGGAGGACGGCACCAAGATCCAAGTGGATCCAGTGGCGAAGCTGGTGAAGGTGGAAACTCCGGGATCCGTGGAGATCAAAGCCTCGGGCCATGTGAATGCCGAGGCTCCCACGATCACCCTCAAGGGGTCCGTGACAGTGGATGGGACCCTCGCCGTGACGCAGGCGGCCAGCCTGCAAGCCGGACTTACCGTTTCCCAGGACGCCACGATCGGCGGCAAGAGCTTCCTGAATCACCAGCACCAGGCGCAGGGCGCCACTGCCATCACCACGAAACCCGTTTAGCGAGTGCCCCCGATGTATGAATCCATCCCAAGCGTCCCTTACTGGCAGCCAGCCCTCGGCGGGCTTGGGCAGTGCGTCACGGGGCTTGAGGAGCTGGCCCAGGCCATTCGGATCATCGTGAGCACCCCCCTGGGGAGCCTTCCACATCGTCCGGATTTCGGGTGCGATCTCACACGCTTCGTGGATATGCCCCAGACCATCGCAAGGGCCCTGATCATCCGCGAGGTGAGCGAGGCTATCGCCCATTGGGAGCCTCGGGTAAAAGTATCCAGCGTGGGAGTGGCCATATCGGAATTCGGTGTTTCAACCCTCACTGTCGCCTGGGCACCGGCAGGCTCTGCACCGGGAGCATCCGAGCAGATCACCCAAGCAGTAGTGGCAACATCGACGACTGGCGAAGATTACATTCCGGCATCCCTCATCGGTGTCCCAGGCGGGGTGGCGCCACTCAGCGCCTCCGGGACTGTGCCCGAGGTCTTCCTACCCGTGCAGGCACCCGGCAGCGGCTCGTCCTCCGGCGGCGAAATCCCGACGGCCATTGATGGCGGAGAGATCGTATGACCGTATGGCATCTCCCGATCATCCCCAAGCGTGGCCTCCCCTCTCGCTTGGCCTCGGTCGGCTTGGGCGCTGGGGAAATCGCGCTGGACTGGACAGATCCCACAGCCCCTCGGCTCCTCGCGGGAGACCGGGGCGGTGTGCCCAGGCCCGTTGTGCCTTCGGTCCACACCCATGCCATCGCAGATATCGCCGGGCTGCAGGCCACCCTCGACGGGAAGGCCTCGACCAGCCACACGCACGATTACAGCGCGGTCTATGCGGCGCTTGGGCATGTCCACGCCTATTCAAGCCTGACGGGTATCCCGGCGACCTTCGCGCCCCCCATTGCGACGGCGAGCATCTTGGGCGGCGTCAAAGTCGGCGCCGGTCTGGTGGTGGACGCTGCAGGCGTCCTGTCCTGCGCCTACGTGCTGCCCGCTGCCTCTGCTGGAGCGTTGGGCGGCGTGAAGACCGGCGCCAACGTCACGATCGACGCCAATGGCGTGATCTCCGTCGCCGCGCCCTATTCCCACCCCGTTGGCGACGGGAATCTCCACGTTCCAGCCACGGGCACAACCAGCAGCCTGAAGGTGCTAAAGGCGGGCGCTACCGCTGGATCCTCCGCCTGGGCATTCGTGGATTGGGCTGAGTTGACCGGGAAACCGAGCACCTTCGCTCCTTCAGGCCATTCCCACCTGTGGGCCGATCTGCCCTATACCCCGGCCAACCGCGCCGGAGACAGCTTCACGGGGAAAGTTGGCATCGGCGCGGCCCACGAAAACCTTAGCGTCCTCCAGGTCATCGGGAGCGCGGGCGCAGGCCAGTCCTTGCTCTTCGACAACGGAGAAATCAAATTCAGGGGCGATGGGAATGCTCATTGGTCGATCTTCAATGCTGGCGGCGTGTTCTCCATCCGGAACACCTCCGCCAATTCGGCCATGGGTTTTGCGGGCACCACCATTTTTAAT